TCCACAAATACCAATTATCATAAAAGATCCTTTCGAAGTATCCTTTAATTGTATAGTCATTGATGTGGAAAGTCAAGTAGAATTTAGCCAATAACAAACGATAATGGTTTAGATCCATCAACGTAGTTTGCCAAATCCATTTCCAGTTTCTCCATTTCGGCCTGGGCATCTGCTTTAAGTGCATCACCATTCAGTGAAGTACCGCCCTGTGGTGTAGAAATTGTAGCGAATTTTGAACGTGCTTCGCCTAGCATATATTTGCTAACTGCAAGTGTGTAATCTTTTAGCCACTGCCCAGCATATGGATCACTTAGTAATGCAAAATCAGGACGTTGATTATATACCTGCATAAGAATTTGTTCGTCTGTTCTTGGACGCTGTAGTATGGTAAGTTTCTTACTTACAGGTTCCCATTTGAACGCAATAAAACTACCAAACATTTTACCTACTAGTTCTTGATAACCAGCAAAAGCATAATACGTTCCAAGTCCTCCCATATTAGAAGAACTTAATAGATATGTATTTGTGTAAGCCAAGTTAAAAGGTTCAAATAATGTTCCGCCATCACCGCCGCCTGTTCTAGAACCAATTGAACGTCTAAAAAGTTCTCTAACTTCAATTACTTCGTTTGGAAGAATATAATCATTAGTATCTTCTTGCAGTTCTAATATAGCATACGATTCCTCAACAGCATTTTCTGCACGTTGTCTATATTTGCCAAGTGCTTTTTCAAGTGCTACATCATAGTGATTGGGATCAAGTTCAACATCAACCATGCCGTCGCCTAGTAGCGTACGAACGTAATTAAACACTGACTGCTTCTTATTTTCTAAATCGTTACTCATATTAGTTTCCTGTGCTACTTCTATTTATTCAATAAATACTATTACTATGCCCAGACTCAGTTTATACAGACCAGAAAAATCAGCGGACTATCGCTTTATAGATAAGAACGTTTATGAATCGTTTCAAGTTGGCGGGACAGACATATTTGTACACAAGTACGAAGGTCCTGTTGATCCAGGTGTTGATGCAAGCACACCTAGCCAACCATACGGAACAAGCGATATACCCGAAACTAAAATACAAGATTTGTTGTTTTTAGAAAACAGAGATCGTAAATATTCAGATGATGTTTACAGTATTAGAGGAATATATAACGTACAAGACTTAGACTTTGATCTAAGCCAGTTTGGTATGTTTTTACAAAACGACACTATCTTTATAACGTTTCATATGAATAGCAGTGTAGAAAACTTGGGTAGAAAGTTAATGAGCGGAGATGTACTAGAACTTCCGCATTTGAAAGACGATTATGCACTTAATGACTACCAAGTATCACTAAAACGTTTTTATGTTATTGAAGACGTAAGTCGTCCTAGCGAAGGCTTTTCGCAGACTTGGTATCCCCACTTGCTTAGAGCAAAGTGTAAACCAATACTTGATAGCCAAGAGTTTAAAGAAATTTTTGATAAAGATTCAGGAGAAGGTACAGGGTCAACAATACGTGATGTGCTTTCAACATACGAAAAAGAAATGCAAATTAACGAAGCAGTTCTTAATCAAGCAAACGAAGATATTACAGGCGATCCTAATCAACCTGTTATTAGTGGGTACGACACAAAACAATACTTTGTAGTACCAACTGATGCAGAAGGAAATGTAAATATTAATGATGACGGATCTAGCAGGCCAACACTAAAAACACCAACACAAAACTTTTACGTTGGATATCTTACAGGTGACGGAGTTCCGCCAAATGGTGCATTGTACGGATTTGGTGCTCAATTCCCTCAAGCGGCAAGCGATGGAGAATTCTATTTGAGAACAGATTACTTGCCAAATAGATTATTTAGATATAATGGGAGTAGATGGGTGAAAGTTGAAGACGGTGTAAGAGTTGAACCAATGACTAGCGACAACGCTAGGTCACAACTAGGTACGTTTGTTAATAACACAAACAAAAATACAATTAATGGTAAAGAAGTTGACGAGCGTCAAGCACTATCGCAATCACTTAAACCTAAGGCAGATAACTAATGCAACATTTTTATGATGGACAAATAAGACGATTTGTAACACAGTTTGTACGTGTTATGAGTAACTTTAGTTACAAAGACAGTGCAGGAACACTTCGCAAGATTCCTACCAGTTACGGTAATCTAACACGCCAAGTAGCACATATTATCCGTGACAACTCAGAAAACAAAGTAATTAGTGCTCCACGTATTAGTTGTTATATTACAGGTTTAGAATATGCTAGAGACAGAGTACAAAATCCAACACACGTAAGCAAAGTTCATCTACGTGAAAGAGATTATGATTCTGCAACTGGCGAGTACTTACAAAGTCAAGGACCAGGGTACACAGTAGAAAGATTAATGCCTGTGCCATTTAACTTGCAAATGAAATGTGATATATGGTCAACAAACACAGATCAAAAATTGCAAATTATGGAACAAATGCTTGTGTTGTTTAATCCAAGTTTAGAAATTCAAAGCACAGCAAACTATATTGATTGGACTAGTTTAAGTTTAATTGAACTAGCAAGTGTAAACTATTCAAGTCGTGCTATACCACAGGGTGTTGATACAGAAATTGATATTGGCGAACTTACATTCACAATGCCTATATGGATTACACCTCCTGCAAAAGTTAAACAACTCGGTGTTATTGAAAAAATTATTATGAGTGTGTTTGACGAGACCGGAAGTATTAGTGATGGTATTATTGATTCAGCAAGTCCTATAGCAACAGTAAATATTACGCCAGGAAACTTTGGCTTACTAGTATTAAACAATACAGCAAGGTTGTTATCACCAAGCGAAGGTGTTAGTGAACCTAGTGCAGGCGAATTTGATAGAACTGGGGAACCTGTAAGTTGGTACAAATTATTAGATCAATATCCAGGAAAGTTTAGAGCAGGATTAAGTACAGTAAGACTTGCAAAAGCAGACGGTAATGAAATTGTTGCTACAGCAAGTGTAAATCCAACAGATGACACAGAGATAGTGTTAAGTTTTGATAGTGATACTGTACCTGAAAACACAGTGCTAACTGATAGTATTACTAGTAGAGGAACAGTTGATGCTATTATTGATCCATTAACTTATAACCCAAATGTTAGTGCATCTAATGCAGGTACAAGATATCTTATACTAAATGACATTCATCAGCACATTAAGAATGATAGTTCAGATGCAAATATGAATGCTTGGCAAAATGCAGACGGAACAATATTACAAGCAAGTGCTAATGATATTATTACATGGAATGGCACAAATTGGGAAATTACTTTCGATGCTGGATCAAACGACGAACGTGCCGATTCTAGCGTGGCACAAGACCCTGTCTACATAACTAATACATATACAGGCGTACAGTACAAATACACAAACGAAACTGGCGCTTGGTTAAAAAGTTATGAAGGTGAATATAATAAAGGGTCATGGCGACTAGTACTTTAAAAGATAAAAATATAGTTTGTAGTGGAGCATTATTTTATGCCCGCAATACCAAACGATTTCTATTCCTAGAACGTACCAAAACAAAAACTGCTGGTCAGTGGGGGCTTGTTGGCGGTATGGCAGAAGGAAATGAAACTCCGTGGAAAGCATTAGAACGTGAGATTAGTGAAGAAGTTGGTAAAACTCCACCTATCAAAAAAGTAATACCTTTAGAAATGTTTACATCAAACGACAGTAAATTTTTCTTTCACACGTATCTTGCTATTGTAGATAATGAATTTATTCCAACACTTAATCATGAACATTCTGGATATGCTTGGACAAATGTAAACTGCTGGCCTAAACCTTTACATGTAGGACTACGTAATACACTTCAAAATAAAGCCATTAAAGATAAACTACAAACGGTATTGGATTTAATAGTATGAGTTGGTTTACTGACTTATTTGGTCATGAATTTGAAACTAAAATAACAAAACTAAAAGATCAAATTATGTGTGACGATAACGAGCATAAAGAACGTGTGAATACTTGTTTACAATGTGAGCATTATAATAAAAGTATGCAAATGTGTCAAAAATGTTACTGTATTGTTCCTATTAAAACAAAAATCAAAGCATTTCATTGTCCCATTAATAAATGGTGATTAAATGTTTTTTCTCCGTCAATAATACTACTAATAGATCTACTGTTATCAAAATCAATTAAAATATTTTGTGTATTTGTAGTAAACATATCTTCTAAACCAAGATCAATATTACAAAATGTATTTTTAGTTGTATAATGATCATTATCAATTTCAACAACTAATTTTTCTTCAGTGTTCTCTATTAGTATACCAGGTATTTCTACATTATGTTCAAGCGTTGTTGTAGGAAATACTTTATTGATATCTCTAATCTTGCCCCACTCTAGCATACTTTTTGACATGCAGATAAAATAAAAACAGTCAGGGTATTTAGATGTAAGATCTGGAATAGTTTCTGTATGTAAGATATTTAAATTTTTGTAAATAAATTTTTTATTAGCAGTACTCCAGCAAACTACAGTATGCGAATCTATTTTGTGATTATAAAAAGAGTTTATCTGTGTACGCCATTCAATTAGGTCGTCTACACTCCACGACCCGATCCAATCATTAATCATTATACCAATCCCGTAAGTAAAGTGCATGATTAGGAAATGCTTCAACTTGTGACTGTGTTTTTGTTTTGTATAAATTATACGATAAATCACCATATTTCTTTACAGCATCTGTGATTTCTAAATTAAAATCATCATAAAATCCCATAAGGAATAGCAATTCAAACCATTGTCCTACATGAAACATATCAAAGTATCCTTTCATATGTAATGCCGGCGGAGGAGAGGGGCTAAACATTCTATATAGTTTTTCAACACTAGGTGGTAATTTTATTTTATGTACATCTTTCCAAAATTCTGTATCTTTTCTATGACATAAATTATAGTGTATAAAAATAAAATTATGTATTTCATCGATCATAGTTTCAAACTCTCTGCTGAGATATTCTCTGCTATTATTATCATACATACCATTTTGTTGTAAAATAATACGAGTTAAATTTTGAACTGCTTTTGTTGTGAAAGTAATTCCTGTTGCTTCTAAAGGTTCTACAAATCCAGCACTTAATCCAACAGCATAAACATTTTTTACAGCAATGTTTTTATGTTTACCAATTTTCATATGTAGGTGATTTGCTTCTGCTTCGTATTCGCCTATTGCATCACGTAATTGTTGTTCTGCTTGTTCTGGTGTACAGTGTTTACTAGAATATACATAACCGTTACCAATTCTACTCCATGTAGGAATTTGCCAGCGCCAGCCACTATCCATTGCAACGGCTTTAGTATAAGGGTGCATTGCTTCGCGTCTATTTGCATTGTAATCTTTTGGTATTGCTACTGCCCGATCGCAAAGTAGAGTATTATTAAAACTTATAAAAGATTCTCCTAGTGCTTCTTCTAACAGCATACTTTTAAATCCTGTACAGTCTATATATAAATCAGCAGTAAGTGTTCCGTTATTTTTTGTTTTTAATCCTGCAATACCGTGATCATCCTGTTGTACTTTAATAACTTCGTCATCGTAATATTCTAATTTATGTTGACATGATTTTTTCAGTGTTTCGGTGATCTTGTCTGCTCTAAAATGCACTGCGTCCCAACTTTGTCCGTGTAGTCCGTATGTAAAGTCTAATCGAGGATCGTCTAGTTTAGGCGACTTATTGTTACGTGCAAGTTGATAACTAGGAATCCAATCAACAAACTCTTGTTTTGTTTTCTTTGTACCTAATATGTAATCGTGCATAAAAACACCATTACCTAAAACTGCTGTATCACTAGTATCATTGTCTACAAAAATAGGATAATCTGCCCAACCTTCAAGTTCAACACCAAGTTTGTATGTGCTATCACAACTACGCATCCAGTCTTCAGGCTTCAACCCGCATTCATAAAGAAATGCTGTAGTGAAAGGTTGTGTTCCTTCACCAACTCCTATAGTTCCTATTTTGGTACTTTCAATTAGTTTAATTTTAACCTGAGGTGGCAAATTGTGCGATAAATGACAAGCAGTTAACCAACCACTGCTACCGCCGCCGAGTATACATATGCTGTTAATAACCTTATCCATCTTGTTTTTCTAATACAAATATTCCAATACCGTTCCAGTAATCTTCTGGATCTTCGCCCTTTGTGTTTATAAGATGTTGATGTCTAATTTTTAAATTCTTTTGAGCAATCCCTTCGAGTGTTGCTTGCTCTACTTGACCCCAGTTCCAGTCATCAACAATAAAAACAAAGATCGGATCAAACATATCATAATAATGATCTAAAACTTTAATATGTGACTCATAAGTGTGATCTCCATCATAAAACATCATATTAATTTTGAAGTTTAAGTCTTGTTCTGTAATTGCAAAAGCGTCTTTGTCAACTATCTTTGCAAGCAAGTGTCCTTGGTTACCAATATTTTTTTCAAGTATATCTTTTGGGTTGCCTTGCTCTGCTGTCCAGTTTGGAATATCACGCATTGGCTCAATCTCAGGATTTGAAAAATTATCAATAGCAATGGCCGCACTTTGATAGTTTCCGTCAATAGCACTTGCAAAAACTGCTCCATGAAAACTTCCTATTTCAACGTAACGTGCATCACTAGCACTTAACATATTATTCATAAAGTGTTTAATCTTGTTACTTGTTAAACCTGGTATGCTTAGTGTAGCAGGACTTACTTTACTTTCACTATTTTCTGCTTTCTCTAAACTTGTTTTAATATGCTCAATTAATCTATGTCTAGATTTTCCAACAACAACTTTTTCACAATAATTGCAGTCCCAACAATCAAACTTACATGTTTTAATTTTTTTACGCCAGTTATTAATAGGAGTACCTTCAAGTTTCATATCATCAATATAATCATCAAAAGTATCCCACATTAATTCTTTGCCTTCTGCAAAGTTTTTAATAATTTGCATTGTTTCAAAAAGCCTTGGAATGTGTTCACGACCGTGCATTTTAAAAACGTCAATACCAAGTTCGTTAATAAACTCTACCCAGTCTTCTCTCCAAGGTGGTAAGTTTGCTTTTTTAAGTTCATAACCAGGGTCACTTCTATCCCAAGCAGGGCAAGTAAATTGACTTAGTGGCGTCATAAAATATGTAGGCTCGTATGGTGTGCGTCTTGTGTTATTGTATTGAAAATGTTCATCTTGTACAGGACAATTACCCCAACAATGCTCATTTGCTAATAAACTAACTTTAATATCACGACCATACTTTTCAATACAATATTCTTTTGCACGTTTAATTTCTAACAAGCGTTCTTTGTCACGCATTAGATCTCTATCTAGGTTGATATAACTAAACCCTGCTTTTACTAATTCTACTAGTTCATTAGGACGTTGTACATTTCTAAGTATTGTATTTTTAATAAAAAGTTCAGGATATTCTTTTTGTATTTTGCCACTTAGCAACCAAATAGTGTGTGGTAATGTTACAGTTCTTATGCCTGCATCATATAGTGGACGAAAGTTTTTAATCCACATATCTAACATGTCTTCGCGTGGCGGACATTCGATATTGTTAAATGTAGCACTTAGTGGAATACCCAATTTAGTTTGGAATATCATTGCATTGTTAATTAAATCACTTGCTTGATTTCCATCAAACACATCGCCCATAGCGTCTTGCACAAACGGAGGCACTCTACTTGTAAAGTAGATATCGTATATGTAATCTTTGTATTTTTCAACTTCGTCATAGAACTTTGTAAATTGTTCCATGGTAAGTTTTGGATTTAGTGGAATACTAAAAATCTTTTTCTTGCATTCTGCGCCACTTTGCATTAGATATTTCCCATTTGCTATAAGGACATCCGTCCTCTTTGTTTATACTCGATAGTGGCCAACAAACACAACTACATGCTTCGCACACCATTCGTTGATAAAGATATTCTTCACCACGGTCTTCGCTGTGTTGCATTAATTCCATGTGTTCGCAATTATAGCAAGTATTCATGCGTTGGACACGCAAGTCCCAATCACCTATTTGATAATCAGGATCCTTGTTTATTTTCAATCGCTTTAATGCCATTGTTTTCGTCGACTCCGATTTTTAATTGTGTTTTTGTTTTTTCTCCGCCGTAATCGCCGTCAATTCCTAACAAGTGTGGAAGATCTCCGTTAGGGTTATTCTTTTCTTGTTCCGCAAGTAACCCTTGTACCTTATGTTGAATACCCATGATTCCTTTTTCCATCTGTGCGGCATTTGTAATTGCTTGTGCGATGGTTTTATTTTGTAAAGGAAGCGGCATTCCCATAATACTTTCTAAGTTACCACTGGAAATTTTACCCATGGTCATCATATCCATCATGGCCTGTTTTGCCATACGTTGTGACCAATACTCTTCTTCCTTTTTCTCCCAATCGTCTTTATAATGTTCAAGCATGTGCATTGTGCTTTCTTGACCATTAGGATTAATTTTCTTAAGAACTTCTAAAAAGCGTTTGATTTCTACTTCGTTTTGAAGCATGTTTTGCTTTGTATATGCAATATCAAAGTGTGCTTTTTGTATTTCTTCTTCATATAATTCAATTTCTAATTCGTCTTCTTCTTTTTCAATAAGACGCTTTAGTTTTTTAATTCTATTTTCTGCTTTTTTAACTTGAAATTTATTATCACCCAGTGAAACCATACGCTGTCTGATTTCAATAGCAATTTGTCTAATTTTTCTATGGTCAGTAACTTCACCGTTTACAACAAACGCTTCAATTTGTGTACCACTATATGCTGTAGTTTCGTTAGCAAGATATTTGATTAGTTCTGCATCTTCATCAGAGGCAACACGTACATCAACATACTCACTCATATCAAACCGCATTTCGTCTGGTGTGCTGTAACTATCCAGCATATTCTTATCAACTTTTTGATTAGCCATCAATAACTCCTTTGTGCATATTGTATATATGCATATTTAAACACTAAAATTTGAATTATGATTAGATGTGGATTTGGAAATCACCGTTTCTATACGGATGAAAGTCAGGATGTGGCATAATTCCAAATTTTTGATCTGCAACATGAGCCGCTGATCTTATGTCAACACAACGTTTTATATCGTCAATATGTTTTTGCTGTTGACCTAATAAATCTCCAACCGCGGTGTCGTATGCTTCTGCTTTAGCGATAACTTTAGCAATTAATGCTTCCTCTGTTATATGGCGTTGATTAGCCAATGCACGTAGCAACGGACCGCCACCTGCTTCTGCTTCTTTACGTTGCTGTGTCCAAGTGCTAGTTTCTAATGTATTGCTTGTTTTTTGTAGTTTTTCAAATCTTTCTTGAAAGATACTTTTTACACGAGCCGTCATAAAAATCTTCATATACTCTAAACTTGCTTTTGCTTCTTCAGTGGTATAAGGTCTTTTAACTTTTACAGTTTCGCCTTCAAGACCCATTTTTGTAGGAAACTCGTTACCGTAATTGTCTCTATATGCTTTGTATTCTGGACGACCAAAGTCGTTATAACGTTCTGCTACATCATCAGGAACAATAACAGGATCGCCTTCAGTCCAATCAATCCATTCTAAATTTGTTACTTCTACTAAACATAAACCATATTGCTGATCTAAGAATCTAAATCTTGGGTCAATGTCGTGTCTTGATTTTCTATATAGTATATACATTATGCAATCCTTGATCCACCGTCTCCTGAACTCATTCCTCTGTCAAAGTTACCAAGGAAGTTTCTCGAACCGTTTGTGTAGTGTTGGTACCAGAACCAACCGTTTTGACAACTTGATCCACAACATCCTCCACCGTAACCCCATTCTTGAACTTCCATCCAGTTAGTTTCACCACAAGTTTGTGGTTTAGAAGTATAGGAGCCTTGGTTAGTGTTGTTTCCAAAATTATATCTTGTAAAGTTACTTGATGAGTTACCAGCATCTTCAACTAGTGCAAACCCTTGTTTTGTACTCATTGACTTAGAGTGTGCTTGGTTTGATCCACCTGGTCTACTCATACCACCCGAATATGTTTCATTTGAGAAGTTAAAGAACTGTGCACCATAACACTCATAACCTCTAGTATCATCTTCAAATGCATTACCATAGTTGTTACTTGCGTTATTACCCTGTACCTGTGAGTAACTGTTGTTACTAAATGTGTGTTTTACAGTGTTTGTGTTGTTACCTGTTGTTGTATAGTTTGCAGGTGTTCCTACATATCCACCGTGATTTGACATTGTACCAGCATCATCTTTGTTTACACCAATGTTACCATTTTGTGATTCTGATTCTGAGAACATGTTAAATCCACAAGTATATGTTGCCGCTCCCATGCCTTCCATAGCATAACCATACAAGTGTGTATCACTGTGTGAACCTGAGAAGTACGCACCTGGTCTGTTACATCTATCGCCTAAGCCAGTATAACTGTTGTTTGAGAACTGAACTCTGTGGGCCGCTCTCCATGGGTTAGAGTTAATGTATCCACCAATGATGTAACCCCAACTGTAAACCTGTCTATAATAATAACTGTTTGCAGGTGTAAAGTTAAGTGTAATATCTGTAAAGTCACCTAACGTTGTATCTGTTGCTCTAATAGTAGTTGGATAATTTGTACTCCAAGCACCATTTAGGGTTGACCAATCAACTGTACCACTTACAACACCATTTGATGCTATACTAACTCCGCTTGGTAATCCGCCGCTTGGTGCAGAAATTGTTACTGGATTAACAGCATCACTTGCATCAATGTCTGTGTTAAACGAAGCCATTGTGTTAAAGTTAAATGTTTGGTTGTTGGTTACGTTTGTAAATGTTGGTGCCGCGTTGTTACGAGAAGTAAACGTAAAGTCTTTTGCTCCAACTTTACCTGCTGTATCAACTGCACAAATAGTAATATTTTGTACTGTATCGCCGGCTACACTCGGTGCAGTACCTGAAATTTGTCCTGTGCTTGAGTTAATGCTTGCTCCAACAATGTTACCACTACCGTAGTTGCTACCTTCGCCGGCCGCATTTGAAAATCTATATGTTACAGCACCTGCCGCATCTGGGTCAGTTGCTTGTACCGTATCAGTAACACTTAGATTGCTCATTGCCTGTCCTTCAAACACAGTACCTAAGTTTGTTGCTGTGCTAAACTCCGGAGCCGCTTCAATGTCAATAGCATCACCTAAGATACTACTTAAACCTGTACCGTTTTGTACTCTAACATCATATGGTTCGTCTGTTTGTTGTAGTCTGTTAGCACCAGTAAATGTAATTGTAATTTGTGAAGCACTGTCTCGTGTTACACTTGAAGTTGGATATTGAGCGCCACTGTTACCTAATACAGTAACAATAACTGTTTGTTCAAAGTTTGATCCTGTAATAACAACAGTTTGTACTGTATCATCTTGGTTAACTGTGCTTGGTGATGCACTACTTACTTGTGGTGGAGCCGCAATTGACGTCCAGCCATTGGTGCTATACTGTTCTAGGAATCCTAGATCTGTATTAAATCTAACATAACCAAGTTGTGGGTTAGCAGGTCTACTAGCAGTATTACCAGTTGGAATACCTGTAAAGTCTCCTGTAAACTGTCTATTCTTACCTGTATAATCTCTAATATCTGCCATTATAATACCTCAATCAGTTTCCAACCAGCAGTAGCATCGGCATATACTAAACCAATACCTGCGTGTTCTACACCTAGTGTTAAGTTTTGTGCTAATCCCATGATGTTGTGTCCATTTCTATTTATCGTTACATTGTTTGTATCGAAAGTTCCTGCTTTATCAATAATTCTAATAGTGTCACCGATTTGTGCTGAACCAGGAAGTGTAACAATTACAGGTCCTCCGCTGGTGTCAACAAACCAACCTTCACCTTTTGCCGCAGTAAAGTCTGCTGTAGCAATTTGCCATCTAATTGACCCTGCAGGTTCCCAAGTACCACTTTGTCCATAAACTTCTAAACTTGCAGTGTCTGAGTTATATCTAAAGTAACCAGTGTCTGCAGGATTTGGTCTTTGAACGGTAGTACCTACCGGTAGTGAAATATGTGATGTTCCGCCAAACTGTTCAAATCTTTCATCAATTTTAGCCGACACATATGTAACAACAGCACGTTCTGTTGGTACCGCAGTATCTGAATTGTCTGCCATTGTACCATCTGTACTAAATTCGTTAATTGTAGCACCCTGTTTACCTGCGGTAATACTACCAAGTTGTAGTTCGTTCAAACCTGTTAAGTCAAATTCTTCCGAACTTAGTGTTGCTCTACCAGTACTCTGTTCAACCTTGAAGTAGTCACCAACACGGAAGTCACCGTCTTGGTCAGTGGTTACGTAGAATACTCGTCCTCCACCTTCTGTATCAACTTCTCTTGCTTGATCTGGTTGTTGTGTATAGTCGTCTTGAATGATAACCGGATAGTTTGTATCAGCAAAACCACCTGAACCTACGTCTAGGAAGTCATGTCCTGTCATACGTACCTGGCTAAATGCTTCACGGAATACTACAAAGGTGTTATCATCTGGTGTTTTGTTACTGGTTACAGCAGGATCTAGTGAAATCAGTGCAGTACCATAATTTGTTTTTTCTGGTGCAACACTTCTACCTTGGTTTAGAATATCATAAATTACTGTTACGTTTGTATCAGCAAGTGAAA